CTCGCAGGCTTTGTGAATCTCACCGCTCGAGTGGTCGCCGTAGGCCAACACCCACAGGACGGGGAAGCAGAACTTTGGCGCAAGCGTGTCCTGTGTCCATTCTAGGACGGTCTCCACCAGTCGTTCTGCACGAGCGCAGGAAATCGGAAAGTTGTACTCCTCAAAGCCGTTCACCTGCTCGGGATGGATCACCTGATCGTGATGGCCATCACTGAGATGAAGGACGCAGTGTTCGGTGATCTTGGCTTTCCGCCGATAATCCACTGCCGTGGGAAGGGCTACGAACGGTTTTGCGCGTTTGTCGATCTCTCCGACAATCGCCTTGAACAAACCGGCGATCTTGGCCCCGGCCTTGACCTTCGCACGCTCGCGGTTGCGTTCCTCGGTCAGATGGACGATTTCTGCCTCCAACTCCATGATCCGTGCGTTGGTCGGATCGTAATCGCCAATTGGCTTGCGCTGACCTCCTGGTCTCTTTGGCGCCGGAGACCGGCCCTTTGGCCATGTCACGTCCTTGTGGACCCGGCCCGTGGCGATGTCCGAGACCAGCGAGCGACTGACACGGTAGCGATTGGCGATCTTGCTCTGCGAGATGCCCGACGCCAGATCGGCCTTCACTTGGGCGGCGCGCCGCTTGCTGAGCTTCATTCAACTGACTCCCACGTCAAAGGATGTAAGCCTGGCGGGGCCTTGGTGCTGCCGAAACACAACAATCGCCAGCGGTTGGGGGAGGCCATGTTTGGCGTCGCCACATTTCGGACGGCCGTTGAGCAGCCGAATCTCGTCGGCCTTCATGCAGTAGTCGTGCCACCAGCGGGTGTTCGTCCGGGCGGGAATCAGCATGACCACGGTGCAATCCGGTTTCTGCGCCTCGTGATAGGCTTTCCGCACCCAGTCGGAGAGCCTGTGGCGCCGCGAGCCGTATGGCGGGTTGAGCCAACAGACGCCATACCACGGCAACGTCAGCGCATCTGCCTCCGCCGTGTAGTAGGTGTTGCACTTCGCGTTGGTTGCGTCAGCCGCCAAGTCGAGCGTGAAGCCGAACTCGCGATTGAGTCGCTCAAAGAGACTGGGCGGTGTCTCCCACTCCTGTTTGCGTGACTCGAACTTGGTTTTGAACACTGCCATGCCCAGACCCCGATGCTTGGCTAAGACGAGACGGCTGAACAATTGCCGCCAGAGGCGGTAATGGCTCGAATCAGCTTGAGAATTGCGTCTACGATCATCGTGATTGTCTGATCCGGCTTCGGTGACGCGAGTGTAGGAGTGGGCTCGGACATAGTCCCATCTGTAAGAGGTGTGGCGTCTCGGACAACATGCGTTGGCACCGGGCACTTGGGATTGATTGCCCACTCGATCTTCATCCTCTTTGCCCAGGGCAGCATCCGACGGACGGGGATGATGAAGTTCAGGCCGGGGCCGATGCCGCGCGTCAGCAGCCCGATACAGGTGCCGTCACGAAGATAGACGCCGCCGCCCGATGAGCCGGGATAGCCCATGGTCGAGGTCTGATCGTACATCCTGCCGTAGAGATCACGATCAGTCTGTGAAACGACGCCCAGGCTCACAGAGTTGTAGAGGCCCCGAGTGCAGCCGACGTGGACCAGTTCAGTGCCAACGGCCGGAATGTCATTGTTCAGGAAGAAGACAGCCGAAATCGACAGGGGACGAAAACTGTCTTGTAAGATTTCCAGCAGCGCCAAGTCCTCTCCGACGTCGGGATCGCTGTAGGCAATCACCTTCGCGTCCGCCTGCGACTTGCCCTTGTACTTCCCTCGATCGCGCTCTTCTTGGTAGATGGCTGCATTACGAAAGGTGCCATCCTCGTTTCGCAGATGCCTCACGACGTGGCCGGCGGTCCAGACGAAGGTACGGGTGGCTGGCCCGATCTGCCGCGTGACAAGAACTCCCGTTCCACATCCGGCGCCAACATCCACCCGGACAGTCACAGATTGCAGATTCCGAAAGGGGACGGCAGTGATTAGATCAACGAGCACCTTCTCATGCCTGTCGATCCGCCGGTTCACCACCACGATCTGCCCGTTGACCTCATCGCGGACAATGGTGGACCATGTGACGATCTTGGCAACAACCACCGACGTAACGATCACGGCCGCAAAACACGCCATCGCAATGAACAAGAGACGAGATTTCATAGATGCGGACTCCCGGATGCGGAGGTTATGGGCTTACGATCACGTGCAGATGGTAGATTCTGAGCGGCGGGCTGTAATTCGAATTCGAGGGGCCGACGTAACGCAACTCCAACGTCGTGCTGCCAGTCCCCACGGCACGGAATCGGAAGACCTGAAAGTCGGTGCCCGGTATTGGCGTGTCGCCTTCAATTGAGACAGCCGGTCGGAGAAAGATGCCGTAATCCATCCAGGAGACCTGCCAGCCCTCCACGCCACGCGGCACCAGCAACTTGACCACCAGCACATCGCCCGACCACATTCGGACGGACTGGCCGTTGTCACGGTCGTAGACAACCGTGTCGGCCATTACTGGGTTGGCAAACGCAAGCAAGAGCACCAAATACCTCATGCCATTACCTCCACAACCGATTCGCACTCACTAGTGGCCCCACTCCAATCAATGTTGCCGACGATCTCTCCCATTGACATCAGTTCCAGCCTGCGGTTCTCGCGGATCACGTCGAGTACTTTCTGGTCCGTCGGTAGATGCAGAAGGTCTACGATCACACAGCCCTTGTTAAGGTCCATGCCGAGCCGGTGAATTCGGTCCTCGGATTGTGTGCGATATTCGGGCTTGAAGCTGTTCGACCAGTACACTGCCATGCGAGCCTCGGTCAGCGTCAAGCTCATGCCGCCGCTTTCGGGATGGGCCACGAAGGCCACGCGGGAATGCTCTTCGAGATTGGACCAATAGTCCAACGGTTCCTCTCTGGTCTGAAGTCTTCCACCACTGCCGTCGGTCTTCGCGGCGAGAACCTGGAACTCCCCCTGATCGCACCGCACTACGTCCCACTTCTCACGAAGGCAGAGCTTGACGATGCGGTCTATCGAGCCTGTGAAACCGGCGAAGATCACGATCCGGCCGGTTTCTTCGCACTCATCGAGTAATTCGCGCAGGGCCTTGTCCTTCGGGCAAGCAACTTCCTTGGTCACACGGACCATCTTGGGAACCTCGCCCTTGCCGCCGCAGCGCGGACAGGGAACCTCCCGCTTTCGCAGCCGAGCAACCAACTGCCTATCGAGCATGTCCACGGCCTGGAATGTCCGCTGTTTATCCGAAGGCTCGAACCATTCCTCAACGACTCCCTTGGCGTCGTGACAGTGCGGACAACGCGTCATACCGTCGGCGACCTCGCGGTATTGAAAGCCGTCGCTGAGTTCCCGCAACCAGGTAAGGCCGGTGATCGTGTTGGGCGCCGATTGAACGAGCGCCTGGGCAACACGCAGCGTGCTGGCGCTCGGTTTGCAGAGGATTCTACGATAGCGTTTTTCTGGCAGGTCGAGACAGTCCTTCTTGTGCTTGATGATGACCAAGCCTTTGAGCCGCTCGTGGAGATAGGCCACCTCGTTGAAGCTCGGTTCAAACACGTGGTAGTCGGCTGGGTCGATGTCGCCCTCCAAGCTGTGCGGCCCCTCTTCCTCAAATTGACCGCAGTGTTTGCACTTTCGTTGGTCGTCCTTCCAACCGACCCGCTTCTTGAACACCCCGGCGTCGTATTGGTGATTCACCAGGAAAGCCAAACGATCTTCCAACGCCTTGGGTGATCCCTCCTTGAGGAAACCGGGCCAGGCGATTTCACATTGCGACCACCAATCGAGGGGTGATTTCGGTGACGGTGTGCCCGACATCTCAATGACGTAGCCCTCGAAGCCATATTTGTCGCGCACCATGTCGGCAAGCCGCTGCATGGCGTCAGTGCGTTGGGAGGTTGCCCCCTTCAAACGGCTGGATTCGTCGGCAACAACGCCTTGTGGCACCGGCGTGCCCGGCTCCCACTCGTCCATGATCCGAACCAGGGCCTCGTAATTCATCATCTCGACGTGCAGCGTCGGGTCGAGACTCCAGCGGCGGAACTCGCGCCGGATGTTCGGCAGACTGGTTTTGGGGCCGATCCACCACCACTCCTTGATGCCGGAGCGCTCCATCACCTCCTGGACGGAGAGCGTCTTGCCGCAGTTGGCGACAACGATCCCATTGGCACGGAAATTGTGGTGCGGATGTTCACAGCGAATGTCATAGACGGCCGTCTCGCCGTCCGGGACGACCGAAACGACGGGATCGGCATCTACGAGGTGGCCCGTGCCTGCTAAGACACACTCGCCGATCATCAATGCATCCGCTCGCTTATAGCGGTTCGCGTCGACGCAGAGTTCGTGATCAGCAGTGACGCGAATCGTTCGACCTGACTCCAGTGTCACCTTGACGACGGGCTGCCAGCCATTGGCGACCATCTTGATGACACGCAACAGACGGACGTGGTATCCCTTTATACCGATGACGGAGAAACGTTTCTGGTGGTCCGTGCGCCATCGCCCGTAGAGCTCCGCCAGCGGCAGCACGAAGCATTGAGCACCGATACGGGCCTCGATCATCGCCTCGCCGGCCACACAGCCCATCTCCGCCGCCATGATGCCGTAGTGGTAGGTCAGGAAGTGATCGGTCAGTTCCTTCTGGTGCGGCATCAGTAGGCGAGCGTAGTCGTGTTGTATGATCTCCCGGTCAAACCAGGCATACACGTCTTCACCCATGAGGTAGGCGAGCTGTAAGCGATTACGCTGGCAATCGGTGACACTCCATATCTGGCGAGGATTCTCCACGTCGTACCCGTGCCATTTGGCGCCGGCCATCGCCTTGATCTCGCTTTTCAGTGCGAACGGCGATCTGAGAAACCAGATACGGCCGTCCTTGTACTGAAGCGTGGCTGCCGAACGGACCAGAGTACCACCGGCCGTGCGATGGATCAGCTTGATTTCTTGGATGTTGTCCATTGTCAGCCCTCGAGCCGAGCGGCGGCGATGTCGCAGTTGAGCCGGTCGAGTTCCACGCAGATGCAGCGGCGGCCAAGTTGTTTTGCGGCCAGGGCGGTCGAACCGCTGCCGGCGAATGGGTCCAGAGCCACACCACCGCAGGGCATCGATACAAGCGTCAGGAGATACTTCATCAAGGCGATCGGCTTCACACAGGGATGCGCGTTGCCCCCGAGATGCTCGCAGCCTGCATTGCGTTCCCGCGAGCTGCTCTTGGCACAATAGAAAAACCTGCTTGGCCCACCGGAGTCGCCATAGGTGCCGTTGGCCGTAGCGGTGTTGGGAAAGTCGCCGTGATAGCCGCCTTTGCCTTGGCTTTTCTTCCGCTGCTGTCCGGCCTTCATCTTGCCACTGGTCAGAATACCGGTCTGTTCGTCAAGCTGCGCGGCAGCCTCTTCGTCGAGCAGGACATTTGCTGGATACCGGCCCAGATTCGACGGACCCTGCCGCTCGACCGTCTCGCCATCCATTCCCGGCGCCGCGGTGAGCTTCTTTCGCGGCCCGCCCCATGCCGGAGTGCCTATCTCCGGCGCCTTGCCGTTCGGCCAGCCAATGCGGCAGGCATCGATGTTCAGGCCCGCCACGCCATATTTCATCGCATTGGCAACGAATGTGCCGCAGAGCGGCTTCATGGCCAGGATGACTGGCTCCCAGGCCGGCTTGAGAGCCGTCCCCCAGCCTTGCCATCGTTTCGCGGCCTCAGTGGCGGGGGCGGTGATGTCCAGATTGTTCCGACTGGAGGCGAAGAAATCGACGGTACGATTGTCCTTGGCGTTTCGCAGGTTCCACGGCTTGTCCATGCCAGGAGGTTGGTATCTGCCGATCACCTTTCTTTCTGCCCCCGCCACCTTATCGATGGCCTTGGAGATGTCCAGGCTTTTTGCCATTCCCTGGCCGTACAGCCACATCAGACAGTCGCGGATTTCCCAACCCGCGTCTTCGATTGCACAAGCCAACCGGTGAAATGTGCGCGGTCCACCGAAAGCCAGTAGCATCGCACCCGGTTTGCACACACGAGCGATGGCCTTCCAATGTGCGGGGTTATGAGTTCCCTTGTCCCACTCCTTCTCCATGAAGGACAAATAGTAAGGAGGATCCGTACATACGCAGTCCACCGACGCCTCGGGTAGTTGCGGCAGCACGTCGAGCAAGTCGCCGTGGTAGATCGTGATGCCGTGTTTCTCGAAGTGCGGCTGGATCATCGTTTACGCTTGTCTTCCAGGTAGAAAGTGCGATCCTGCAGCGGATGGCTCTCGAAGTCCTTCCACACGTTCAGTCCCGCCGTCTCGAATAGAGTCGTCACGCGATTGAAGAATGCCCGGACATTGAGTTCGCTCTCGCGGGCGCAGCCGGACTCGACGGCGTTTTGCCACTGGGCCAACGTGCCGGTAATCACCGCCAATTGGATGCCACGCACGAGCGTATCCGTCACGACGAACGGCATCCCGGCCGCGACTTGCAGGATGTCGAGCATGTCCCGGTCGTCGGCCGCCACCAGCACGCTGAACGAAACGTGCGTCAACAAGTGCGGCGCCAGGCCCGCCGATGCCCGCCGATCCCGCAGCGCCGCCAAGCACGTCAAGAATCGTTCGGCATCCGATCGCTCCAGCGGACTGGCATCAGCCGCCGCCGCTGGGTTGTAGCCGAGGGCCTGCTGACTCAGCCCCAAAAAGGTGGCGAAGTCGATGGCGGGAGTCTGGATCAACAGGGCGTCAGGGGTCACAGATCACCGACGAGACGATGAGAAGGGCGTCACGGGCGGGTTTTTCGCCGCCCGTGACAGAAAACATTGGACAAGAGGCCCGACCGGCCCGGCAAAGAACAACTGCCTAGCGTGCCCGCGCCTTGCGGCCCTCGGGCTCTTCAACCTTCTCCACACCGCCTGATTTCACACCGAGAAACTTGTTCATCTCGCGAGCGACGACGGCCGTGGACGGGACTTTCCCGAACGGAACCGAGCATTTCACCACCATCGGGACGTGCCACGATCCCTTCTTGTTCTCCGCCAGGCGGACCTTGATGGTGGCAGGCACCGGGTCGTGCGGAACCAGCCCTGCGACATTGGCCCCCGCCGCGGCCTTGCGGTCGATCTCGGCCTGAGTCAACAGCACGTAGGCGTACAGGTTCTTTGCTTCCTTTCGGGCCGACTGGTTTCCGAAGAACAGTTCCAAGAACTGGTTGGTGGACCGCTCCAAGACCAGGAAGCTGATGCCGAACTGGCAGCCGGAGTTGGCCTCCAGCGCCCTGGCGGAAATCCGCTTGAACTCCGACGACGACTCGTCGTAGGACACAACGATGGCCGATCTGTCGGACATGTCGATCGCCTTGGGGCGCCGCGCGAAAGGCAGAACGTCAATCGAGTCGCCGAGATCGGTGATCTCGTCGTCGGGACCGGGAATGCCCCAATGGCCGGGCAGGATCTTGCCCTTCTTCGTGTACTTGTCGTTCGTGCAGAGTTTGAGGTAGCCGAGGAACTCGCCGCCCTTGGAAAGCTCCGCGTAGGCTTCGTCGCTGCCGATCTGGGTGGAAGGAAGCTGAGTCAGGTCAAGGGTCGTCAATTCGTTCTGAGACATGAGAGTACCTTGTCGGAACAGAGGGATACGGAAACACGCCACTCGACGATGGATGCTTCTGGTAGTTCGTCTACGTCATCGAAGGCCTCGCGTTTTGGTTGACCCTTGCCACGGCCGCAAATTGGATTGTCACATGTAGTAATGCACGAAACCGCCGTTTTGGACCAAATCCGACGGGTTTTCTTGCCGCGTCGGCGCAAATACAAAGTTTTGGTCCAAAGCGACTCCTTCGTGCATTACTACATGTGACGGTTCGTTTCTCCGTCATGGAGCGCACCATGCCCACGGTCAATCAGTCGATCCAATCGTTTCTGCAAGCCCAACTGCCGCGTCACAACGGCCCGGACCTGCTGGAGCGAGTTCTGCGCTATCTGCCCGCCTTGGAGATCCAGGTCAACGTGGCGGCCGGAAACGGCGAGCCGGTGGACGGCAAGCGGAGCACCTACACGGACGGCGTCAACGAGTGGTTCAACATCCGCATCCCCCGCAATGCCGATAGCGAACCGCAGTGGCGCGATTACGAGCTGCGCTGGCCGTTGGACCTACATGCCGAAGGAATCGGTTCTACGGGCTGGGACTGGCAGGCCAAGCGGTCCCGCTGGGTCGGGTTCGACGTAGACAGTATTACTGGGCACGCGGCCGGAGTGGGGATCACCGATGACGAGTTGGAGAACGTCAAGAAAGCAGCCGAGGCCCTGCCCTACGTCGAGGTCCGCAAGAGCACCGGCGGCAAGGGGCTTCACTTCTACGTCTACTTCGACGACGAAGGAATCCCGACCGCCAACCACACAGAACACGCCGCCCTGGGCCGGGCGATCTTGGGAATGATGTCTTCGGCCACGGGTTTCGACTTCGCCAGCCAGATCGACGCCTGCGGCGGCAACATGTGGGTCTGGCACCGCAAAATGACCAGGGAAAACGACGGCTTGGCGATCCTCAAGCCCGCCGAAACGCGCCTCTCCATTACCAATCTGCCGAGCAACTGGCGTGACCATATCGAGGTCGTCACGCGGCGGCGGGCGAAGATTCGCGTCGCCTCCCTGTCGACTGAGCACGAAGACCCCTTCGAACTGCTGGCAAGCAGTCGTCGCCTGGTGCCGCTCGATGACACCCACAAGGCGATCATCGAAGAACTGGGGCGTTCAGGTTTTTCTACAGCCTGGGTATCCGACTATCATCTGCTGCAAACGCACACCAAGGCCCTGCAGAATCTCCTCGACGACCCGGACACACGGCCGGCGCTCAAGCTCAAGGGCTTCTTCAGAACCATCTCCGAGGGCAAGCACCCGGCCGACTGCAACTGCTTCTGCTTTCCGTTGGACAACGGGGCCTGGCGGGTGTACCGCTTCTCGCCCGGCGCCACGGAGGCCGAGACATGGCAACAAGACGGTAACGGCTGGACCAATTGCTATTTCAACAAGACGCCCGACCTCGATCTGGCGGCCAGGGCCGGCGGCGGCACCGAAGCCCCCAACAACGGCGGTTACGTCTTTCCGACGGCCACCAACGCCGCCCAGGTTGTCAAGGTGCTCGGTCAAGTCCTCAACATTCCCGAGCACCTGCAGGAGCGCGAAGCACGATTGAAGGCCCAGAAGGACGGCCGAGTCATCATAGCGCTGAAGAAGGACAATCCTAACGAGGCGGCGCCGCAGGGCTGGCTCAGCGAGCGTGGTAAGCTGACGCGGGTGCTCAACGTCAAGGCAGAAATGAAGGCCCAAGCCACGGATGACAGTTATTCAGAGTATGACAAGATCGTGCGCGCCCTCGTCTCGCCGGCCGGAAAGCGAGCCGGCTGGATGGCCCGAGCTTGGAACGGTGACTGGATCGAGCAGCCCAAGGACGACATCAAGAGCACGCTTACCTATCACGGTCGCAGCAAGCCCGAAATGGAGGTCATTGTCGGATCCGCCTGCGTCAAACCCTGGAAATTGGTGAGCCTTCCGTTCCAGGCTGAGTATCCCGGCGACCGCCAATGGAACTTGGGGGCTGCCCAGTACCGTTGCCAACCCGTGGAGTTGCGCGACAACGAGGTCCCGCACCACCCCCATTGGGACTTGGTGCTGAAGCACTGTTTTGGCGACCTCGATGATGCGATCAAGGGACTGCCATGGGCACAGCGGGCGAACATCAAGACGGGCGCCAACTATGGACTGATGTGGGCGGCGTGCATGTTGCGCGACCCATTTCAGCCGTTGCCGTACTTGTTCTTCTACGGCAACGAGAACTGCGGCAAGTCGACCTACCACGAGGCGTTTGCGTTCCTGATGACCAAGGGGATCGTGGCGGCCGACCGGGCGTTGACGAATCAGAGCAACTTCAACGGTGAGCTGGCCGGCGCGATTCTTGCCTACGTCGAGGAGGTGGACATCTCCGCAACGCCTGGCGCGCACGCCAAGATGAAGGATTGGGTGTTGAGCCCAACGATCTGGATCCGCAAAATGCGTACCGACGCCTATCCACTGCCCAACACGCTGCATTTCATTCAATGCGCCAACGGCCCGGGGGCTTGTCCGATCCTCCCCGGCGACACGCGGATCACCATGATCTACGTTCCCCCGATTCCGGCCGGCAGCGAAATCCCTCGGATGCAACTCCGGCGCCACCTGGAGCAAGAGGCCCCCCACTTCTTGCGGACAATCATGGACTTGACGTTGCCTAGTGTAGACGGCCGCCTGCGGTTGCCCGTGGTGGATACGCACAACAAGGCCCGTGCCCAAGAGTTGAAACGCAACCCGGTCGAGCGGTTCATCCAAGAGAATTGTCATGCGGCGCCGGGCGAGAAGATTCTGTTCTCCGAGTTCTGCGACCGTTTCTTGGAATGGATCGCACCGGACGAAAGGAGCCAGTGGAGCAAGCAGAAGATCGGACGGGAACTGCCACAGGACCATCCAAGCGGCGTGCATAACGACAACAAGAAGTTCGTCGGCAATCTCTCTTGGGAATCCAAGCAGACAGAACCCAATGCACGGCCATGGATCGTTGTTGATGGACGCCTGAGACTGAAGTAATCATGTACGACGATGACTTCCCACGTCCGCTTTCTCGCACCGATATCAAGACGATTGGCGACTACCTCGACAGCACGGACGAAGACCTTGAGATCGCTCTGAGCGAACTGGGGTTCGACCCTTGCTTGTACGACGAGGGTGAAATGCTGGATTGGCTCGAAGAGGAAGCCGGCTTAATCCGGTGCACGGATACCGGCACATGGCATCGCGACCCTGGAGAATGATACCATGCAGATCAAAGACTCTGGTACTCGCTCGGATTTCGCCACCGGCGCGGTCCGTGATGGTCAAGAGGGCAAGGGCCGCATGGATCTATTGCCCGTTCGGGCAGTATTCGAGGTGGCCAGGATTCTTGAGGCCGGGGCGCGCAAATATGCCGGCCGCAACTGGGAGAAAGGCATTCCGCTCTCCCGCTACATGGACAGCGGCCTGCGCCACGCCATGAAGTGGCTGCGTGGCGACCGCGACGAGCCGCACTTGGCGATGGCAGCATGGAACTTACTGTGCTGTCTGGACACGCAAATGCGGATCGAAGAGGGGCTGCTGCCAGCGGAACTCAACGACCTGCCCTACAACCCCCTGACGATCCAAAACAATCCGCTCGGCATCCGGGCCACCGAACAGCCGAAGGACGGTCAGTGAGTATGGATCACCTCCACGGTAATCTGCTGGTGTCCGTCGATGTCGAGACGACGGGCGTTGTATCGGGCTACCATGAGATCGTACAAGTTGCTGTGGTGCCACTGGATGGCGATATGCGGCCGTTGGCGGGCATATCGCCTTTCTACTCCAACGTCTGCCCAGACTACCCCGACCGGATTGATGATGGCTCGTGGCGCATCCACGGCCTCAGTCTCGACAATCTGGTCAACAATGCGCCGAGTCAAGAGAAGGCGGCCGACCTGTTGATGGAGTGGTTCGAGGCGATCAAGCTGCCAACGGGCAGAAAACTCGTGCCGTTGGCCCACAATTGGACCTTCGAGTATGGCTTCTTGAAGGCGTGGCTCGGCCAGAAGGCGTTGGACCGGCTCTTCCACTACCACCCCCGCGATGCGATGGTCTATGCCCTGGCCCTGAACGACCGAATGCGATTGAATGGACGACCAGCCTTGTTCGAGAGCATGTCACTGTCCAATCTCTGTCGCGCCTTCAAAATCGAGAATCCAAGACCACACGATGCTCTGTATGATGCCCTGGCCGAGGCCGACGTGTACCGAGCGATGCTCACGATGGGTTCGCGGTAGGTGACTCGTGGCTTGGAAACGCAGTGACTGGAACGCCATCATTCAGCAGGTGAACGATCTATCGCAGAATCCGCCCGAGGGCTGCGATGTACTTGATCCACTGCCTACAGTCGGGCCGAATCACAAGTGGTCCCGGAGCGACATATACACCCTACAAGATCGCCTACTTGAAGTGTGCGACAAGAACGTGTTTGTTGGCTATCACGCCAAATGGGCGCAGAGCATCATCACTGAACTCAACCAGGCCATTGGCAACGGATGGTGCGGGTGTGAGTCGGAATGGGAAGGCCCCTACGAGGTTGAGTTTGCGTTCGACACCACGAATTACCCAAGCTCCACGACCGTAGAAGAATATGAAGACTTCTATTGTGGCGGATACTGGACCGCAACCAGAGAGGTTTTTCCGAGTGCGGAATGGTCATTTGGTCCGGGCGAGTGGCAGGTGGGGCCTCCGGGCATAACAAACAGATATGCACGGGTCCAATACACCTGCGCCGCAACCCACGATCGAATGGAAACCGGGCGGGAGGACATCCACGACAGTTGGAGTGGAACAGTCACCTTCTACCAGACCTTTCCCATTGACGAGGACGGGTGGTTGCGAATCAACTCCTACCATGAGGTGGGATCAGAGGGAGGACAGAATCTCGACATCGTTCATCCGACCTGCGCGCAATATCCTGTCCGGCACGACGACTATCACTTCCACGATGTCTACACGTTCAGTGCTTTGGACGTAAAACTCATCATCGACCGCTGGGAGTGATCGTGTTTGCTGACTGCTCACAGTGCTATCCGTGCGTCCGAAATGGGCGGGTCATCTATCGGGTCTGCAACGATCCCGGCGCACCATACTACCGGCGCTGTGTCAAGGCAGCGATTTGCCTGCGATGCAGAGCGAGAACTACCCTCAAGCCGATTCCAAAGGAGCCAGTGCCACGGCCTAACAAGAGGAGGCGTGCAAACATCGCTCCGCCTCCGAAAGCCCCCAATCTCTTACGTCGAGCGATGTCGTATGCCGAGGCCGTAGTCGAATGGACAGCGGCGGGCAGGCCGGAACGCTCAGCTGAAGAGGTCGAGCGGATTTTTTGCCAATTTTGCAAACCGTGCCGATGGTTCAGCCGCCGCCGGCAAATCTGTTACGGGTGTGGCTGCCGGGTTGCCGACAGCGGTTTCGCCATCTTCAACAAGATCAAGATGGCCACCCAACACTGTCCACGAAAACGATGGTAGGAGGAGCCCCATCATGGGATGCGGATGCCCTGAACCTGGCCCACTGCCCAACGGCTGCAACTACATCATCTACTCAGGCGGCCCGATTGAGAATGTCTACCGACTCGTGGGACAGGCCATTCCGGCAGATGCCGAATTGACGCATGGCCGTCCAACGGTCCACGCGGACGGATCGCTGGAGTTCACCGGTGATCCGCCGATCCTCCCGGGTTATCGGCGGGAAGGATCGCGTCTCCATCCCCTCTGGCCGGCCTGCACACTGCGAATGCTCGGAATACAGATTATCGACCAGTCACTGACAGTCAAAGGCGTTTGCGGTTGTCCGAAATCAGAACATTTGGGCCTTGAAATCACCGTGGACCAATGTCAGAACTGCCCCAATGCCAGGTAGCCAAGGGTTGACGGCTTGCCTCAGGCAATCATCTGTGCCAGTCAGTCGGTTAGACAACGGTTGTTTGTTGGTTTGTCTTACGTGTGACGAGTGCTTGGGACCATCGGTCGCTTGTCGGCGGTCTCACGTTGCCTGTCGCGCGTCGGTGTGTCGGACCGGCGCACGCAAGGGCGCGTTCTATTCGGAGGCGAAACCGGCTCTACCCCAGGCTGGTGGGCCGGGTTGCCGTTGAGTGTGCCTCATTGGCAGCCCAGTTTTGCGAGTTCTGGGGATTCTGATTGTCCGAAACGGCAATTTGGGGCAGCCCCATACGCAGCTATGATGTAACCACAGCAACCGCAAGGACCTGTAGCGTCAAAGGAAGATACTTGGGGAACGTGGCCCTGCTGGAGCCGTGGTCAGAACAAGATAAGTGCCGATGAACCGCCATGGTCGTCATTGGCCGAGGCACTGAGAACGATGAGCACCGCAGCAGAATACCACGCGGCTGGTAGGGTGACTGACCTCTTGCAGGTGTGGTATGATTCGTGTAGCATACGGGGATTGGATGAAGTTGCGTCCGTGGCACTCATCTGCTTCGAATGGGAATCGGGTGAACACTGCCAACGAGTCAATCAACGGTGGTTGAGCAAAGCCCAGAGCACGTTCTTGGTGAAGGTGATCCGGGGGCCGACGTCTTTCGCCGGTACCGCTATCAGGCGACGTACGCAGCCATCATTGCGTTGGGGATGCTTAAGAGTCATCCCGACATTCTGGAAGTCTTTGCCGAGCACCATGATGACATCCTCCTCAAATTGCAGTCGGGACGATTCAACGCTGTACAGGTGAAAACCCAAGGACCTGGGGGTACGCCATTCAAGGCGTCTGATGACGAGATCAAGACAGCTCTGGGGAAGTTCATCTCCCACGAGCGGGTGTTCGGCGATGCTTTCGAGCACTACACCATCGTCACCAACCATCAGTTCTTTAGGGAAGACAACAAGGCGAGCCTGTACTTCCTGATCGAAAAGGCGAAAGAGGCCAAAGGGCCCGAACCGGCGGACATGGATAACCGCCTTTCCGGGTTCATCAATTCACTTCTCAGGACCCACAACAGAGATCGCGACGAGACAGATCGTGCCACGCGGACTCACATTCTGACTGTTATTCGCAAGCTTTGCTTGGATGATAGTCTCCCAAAACTGGAAGGAATACATCATAGCTTGCGGGAAGCGATCGTAAACATCGAGGGGAGGTATCGCACGGCCACCTATGCCGATCTTGAACGCGCTGCTCAGGCATTGGCTTACGCCGCCTATCTGAAGTCATCGCTGCCGAGCGATGGGGCGTCACATTTGTACTTGTCATACGCCATTGACCCAAGGACAGCAGAGCGGGACGCGATAATTGACCAAAAGAGAATTATGAAAGAGCAGGTCGCTGAATTGCTGGCAAAAGAGATCGCCGCTCGCGCGACGCTAACTGCAGCGGATCCAATTGATCCTAAGATACTTCCAAAAGATTTGTCTAGGGCCGAGAAGAAGATGACGGCGGGGGGAATATCGGCGACGACCGTGGCTGCCTCGCGGGACTGGCGGGCAAGTGCCGAGTACCTACAGCGACAGTGGGCCATGAAGTACGAAGACGGTCCAGCCATCGAGCGATACAACCATATCGCAGTAGCCGTTCAAACGGCCTGCGCCGAGGCCCACGAGGCAACTCGTTCGGAATCACCCCAAGGCCCGCCGATGCTTGATATGCTCAAGACGGTCCTTCGACGCAAACGAATCGAGGGGACCAATTTCTTTGACTGCGAAGAGGAACACTTGTTGGGGCACGCGATTATTCGTTCTGGCCAATGCAAAGTGTGGTGGAGTCCCGAATTTGACGTTGAATGAAGCTGACGACTACTATGGATTTAATGCAAGCCGTTGCCGCTTTGGAGTCCTCGGATTCACTGCATGAGGCGCGATTACTGATACTTATCAAGGCATTTTCTGGCGAAAACGGGCAGGAACAGATCGAAGGCTTAACCAAGCTGGCCAAGCTTGACTTTCTGCTTCGCTATCCGACCTACCTGCAACGGGCGTTGCAGAAGAAGGGGCGATCGACGAAAGCGGTGAGCCTCCAGCCACATGAAGAAATGAGCGTCGAGTCGAAGATGGTCCGCTATCGCTTTGGTCCATGGGATCATCGCTATCGTCGACTCCTGAACCTGCTTAGCGGAAAAGGGCTGGTACATTGTATCGTGGATGGCCGGACGATCAAGATCGGACTGACCGAGGCTGGCATGGCGTGTGCCCGTCAACTCTCTGAAACAAAGGACTACGCTGATGTAACACGTCGGGCTTCGGCCCTCAAAACACATTTCGACTTAACCGCAACCGGCCTAATGAAGTTTGTCTATGACACCTTCCCCGAGATACTCACCCTCCGTTCAGATGAGCCGATCAAGCCATGAACATCCATTTCTCTCATCTCGAACTGAACTGTCGCGCGAGCGTCGAACACATTGTCTTCTCGCCCCAGGTGACTTTTATCCATGGCCCAGTTGGCACTGGCAAGTCTACTGTGGTGCGACTGGTGGATTTTTGTCTGGGCGGAACTTTGACGCGAACGTCCGCGCTGCGAAACGAACTACTTGCCGCGCGATTGAAAATGAACATCGGCGAGTACGAGGTGCTGTTTGAGCGAGAACTCGAGCAGAACACTTCTGTTCGAGTGACCTGGGAAAAGGGAGAGCAGGATCGGGGATCGGTGCTGGCGCCGTTACAGCAAAATGAATCGCCAATACTTTCGGACGACGTGTTCACGCTGAGCGATTTGATTTTCTATTTCTCGGGAACTACTCCCATCAAGGTGCGCAAGAGCAAGATCGATCCCGATTCAGAACTTGTACGGCTCAGCTTTCGCGACGTAATGTGGTACTGCTATTTACGACAGGAGGACTTGGATTCGTCGTTCTTCCAGATGGAGCATCCGTTCAAGAGAAACAAGAGTATTGATGTGATGCGGTTCGTCGTTGGATTCCATTCAGACCGACTTAACCAGTTGGATCAGGATCTTACTCGGATGCACGATGAACTGCGAGCGAACCGGGCAGCGGCCATCCAGATTCGTGAGTTCTTACGTCGCTTTCAACTTGGTAGCGACGTTAGCATTGACGTGCAGATTACCCAGATCGAGAACGATCTCGCAGCTGGGCAGGCAAGGCGGCAACAGATCGAGGCCGACTCACTTCAGAATACCCACACGGTTGATCCGTTGCGCGAGAAGTTGCGAGAACTGTCACGAAGGCTCGGACGGGAGGAGGGAGCATTGGCAGATCTACGGGATCGCATTTCAACGCAGGTAGCATTACGGGCTGATCTGGTCAGCGCAAAGGTTAAGGCGGGTCGTTCGAACGCGGCACAGTCTATCTTGGCGGGAGTGCGTTTCGGCAGGTGCCCACAATGCGGTTCTCCGGTGGCGGAGGATCGCTTTGGTTCAGATCATGTGTGCAGTCTGTGTGGACAGGATGTCCTTCGGGAGGGCAAGGATGACGCCGTGGAGGCGGAAGTACTGCGGCAGGACTTGAACACACGAATTGACGAGCTTACCAGCTTGATTGCGAGTCACCAGCAGAAGTTAGAGCACCAGGAAGCACGCGTAGCCTCATTGCGGCAGTGTAAGATTGAGCAGGATCGGGAGTTGATTCGGGAACTGCAACAGTACGACTCAGCGTACGTGTCCCAGGTCCGTGCGGTCGATCGCGAAATCGCTGAGCTTGAGGAGAGGCGACGACAGTTGCAGAAACTGGCAGAACTGCCAAGAGCATTGGAAGAGATGGAACGTAAGTCCGGCCAGCTGGAGGGTGAAGTCCGCAACGTGCGCGCGGCCATTGAGGATGAGCGTGAACGGTTGAGGAACGCGGATGCACGGATCAAAGACATCGAGAGTACGTTTCTTTCGACGATGCTCGAAATCGGATTCCCGGGGATTGAACCGGGGGATCGCGTTCAAATAGGTCGTCGCAATTGGGAACCACGAATCTTTCATGGTGCTGATGATGAGGAAGGCTGGAGTTTCGACGAGGCCGGAAGTGGGGGAAAACAAGTTCTGTTCAACGTGTGCTATGCTCTAGCTGTTCACCGTGTGGCAGCCGAACATGGTCTGCCATTGCCAACGTTTCTGATTGTGGATAGTCCAACGAAGAATATCAGCCCGGACGTGAACCCAACGTTGATTGAGAAGTACTTTCGATTGATTTATTCGCTCGCCGAGGGCAGACTGAAGAATACCCAGTTCATTCTGATCGATTCGGATCTTGTACAGCCTGTCGGAAGGAACGTCAACTTCATGGACAAACTGTTGTCGAGTGAGAATCCGCTAATCTCCTATTATTCTGGTCCGTAACAGTTTCTTTCCGGACTTGCCGAATGTTCACCAACGAGTCGCGGAACGTTCGTTCATCTTCAGGAAGAAGAACACTCGCCCGTGGGACGCACATGCGTCGGGCCGGGCTGGTTTCCAGTTCTGTCAAACGTTGCTGGCGAGGATTTCAGGGCGGAGGGAACATTGCCAATCGGGGAAGCACGATCTAACGGCCGAGCAAACGAACCTTCTTCGGCCTTGGCCCGACCGAGCGGTTTACACCACCCATTTACCGACGTTCGAAGCACGGACGATTGTAGAGGTCGCCACAATCGCACGGATCTTAGCACCGCAGGGATAGAGAATCAGAGGGGCTGCTAGGGATCACCGCAGCATCTCCCAGTAATCCTTGACCGAATGGAGCCGGGGGCGCTGTTGAGGAGGCGTATTACGATTCATCAGTTCGAACATGTCGTACAGCAATGCCTCGGCCTCGGCATAGTAACTATGGCCTAGTAAATCTATATCAAAGTTGGGGACCCGTATCGTGTCAAACCCCACAACGTTAGGAACCGTGATGGGCGGACAATAGCCGGCGCGGGCATAGTGATGAAGCCATGCGGAAATGGCAACGGCTCGATCGGCGTCCGATGCGTAAAGAGTCGTCCGAGCGGAGAACTGCGGGTAAAGCTTGGCCAGATCGAGAAACAGGTCGCGATCCACATCGGGCGCGGCGAGGAAAACCTGCCCGAATCTCACCCCAGTCTGCAACCGGGCATCGGCCGCCAGTCGCTGCAACGCCCGTAGCAATCCCCGATTCCCCATACTGTGCGCAACCAAGTGCATCACCTTGGCGCCGCTCTGACGGGCAAACTCGGCCAGAAAGTGGACAATCGCGTCCTCGCTCGCTTCGATGCTTGCCGAATCGGCT